AATAACACATAACCAGACTGACCTGCTGTGTGGTTAGTAAATGTTAATGTACCACCTGAACTAGGTGTACATGAAAAGTTATTAGTTACATTTTGATCGAATGATAAGTCATTGTCTGTAGTGACAGTTCCTCTTTGTGACACAGTGAATGTTTGGGCAACATCTACTTTAGCTGTATCAGCATCGTATGCCTGGATTGTAACTCCAATGTTTGAATCTAAAGCATACCCTTGTGTAGAATGGTCTCCCCAACCATAAGCTGTATTCCAGTTTGTTTGACTTGCTGTTGTAGGGAGTGAGTACCCTGTATCAAACGCTACAGCTAATGTACCATTTGTTGTAATAGGGCTACCTGTCACTGTAAATCCAGTTGGGACTGTTGCAGCTACACTTGTCACTGTACCTGTAGTAGTTGAGTAACCACTATCATTAGTCCATTGGCTAATATTACCTGATTTGTTTGTTAAAGTATCTGTAGAACTAGCTGTAATAAAGCTAGATAAATCTGGTGGAGTGTAAGTAAATACACCATTAGTGTTATTATAGGATAATGCAGGTGATCCTGCTGCTGCTGTAGATACAGATAAGTCTGTGTACTGTATTCCTGTGTCTGTATCAGAATCATTTACCCAAACTGATCCATTGTACTTAAGTACTTGGTTAGTGCTAGGTGAAGTAATTGTTACATCAGTTAAGTCATCAATAGCAATAGATCCTGATGCAGGAGTATAGCCTAAAGCAGTTGTCACATCTCCTGATGAGAGTGTCACTGCCCCTGTTCTAGTGTTAAATGAAGTTACAGATCCAGAAGCTGTAAATGCTGCTGCATTCCAAGCAGCTCCATCCCATATGTATAAGGACGTATCTGAAGTATTCCAGTAAATAGCTCCAGTTAATAAAGCATCTCCATCATTATCTACTGTTGGAGGAGAAGCTTTAGCTCCTAAATATCTATCATCAAATGAATCGTAGGAAGCTGCGGCAGCACTCGCTGAGTTTGCAGAGTTGGTTGCACTTGTTGCTGAAGCTGTTGCTGAATTAGCTGCATTAGTTTCGCTAGTAGCAGCATTAGTTGCTGAAGTACTTGCAGAACTTGCTGAACTTGCAGCTGCTGTTGCTGAACTTGAGGCATTTGTTTCTGCTGTTTCTGCAGCTGTTTGGGCATTTAAAGCTGCATTTTGAGAAGATAAAGCAGATGTAGCCGAGTTAGCAGAGGCAGTTGCACTAGAAGAAGCTGATGCTGCACTTGTAGAGGCACTACTTGCTGATGAGGCTGAATTAGTTGCACTAGTGGCTGCTTCACTTGCTTTAGTAGAAGCTGTACTAGCACTAGATGCCGCACTGGAGGCACTAGCAGATGCCTCAGCAGCTTTTGTGGTTGCTACTGTAGCTTCATTTGTTGCATCTGTTGTTGCATCACCTGGTCCACCAGGTCCTCTATATATAGCCATATTTATTCCTTAAAGAGTTTGTTTAATACGCTTTCTTTTTTGGTTGATTTTGGCTTTTCTGCTTTAGGAGCAGTTTCCTCAACAACTTCATAACCTTCGTGATGTTTCATAGATTCAATATCTACTTCACTTACGAATTCTACTACTTCTCCACTTACTTTATCCTTAAATTTCATTCTTATCTCCTTTATGTTTATGCTTACTTAATAAATAAGCATAAAAATAGCCCCTCCTTTGCAGAGGGGCATTTTGCATTACGCAGGAACTACTAATGCGAAAGCAGAACCATCACGTAGTTCTTTAACACCATAGAGTGTATCTGCAGTGTAAAGAGTACCTAAGTATTCTTGCTTGTATTGTGTTTGAGAACGAACACCTTGTTGTTCAACAAGAACTGCTGCGTCTCTATGACCCATTAAGCAAACTCTGTCTGCGTCTGAGCCTGTTGCTGTATCACAGTTAGATGATACGAATACTGGCATACCATAAAGGTTACCAACTTCGCCATTTCTAATTGTGTTGCTTGAACCAACTTCACCTACAAAAGCTTGTTCAGTATAACGAGCAATGCCCATTAATGTGTTACGAGCTGATGGAGGAATTAAGAAGAAACGACCTTCCATTGGAACGTCATTGTCATCTAGTCTTTGGATAGTACGACGGATAGCTGCATCTGTTAAAGCTGCACCATTACCTGCGTTGGTGTTAGCAGTTGCATCATATGCTGTTGTACCATCTGAACCAATGTAAGCACCATCATAAGCAGCTGTGCCATCACCACCATTGAATCCACGACCTAATTGAATAAGTGAAGAATCAACTTGTTTAGCTAAAGCATAACCTGCATCATCTGTGTAGAATCTACGTAATGATGATAATGCTTGTACTTCTGTAATGTCTTCGATTAAGCGTGAGTATTCATAATGCTTGTCGATTGTTACAGTTTTTTCGCCTTCAGTTGCTGCTTGAAGTGTTACTTGTGTATTAGCAGCTTTTAAAGATGCTGTGCCTCTTGTTGGTTCTGGAATGTGAACTGTGTCACCTTTCTTACCAACGAAAGCCATTTTTTTCATTAAATTTGCTGCTACTAAGTTTTTCTTATAAGCAGCTACAATCTCGTCCGACCATATTTCAGGTATAAAGGTTGCAGCTGTAGATGTAGTTACGTGATTTGAGCCTAAAGCCATCTCAGTTTCCTTTCAAAAATGTTAAATTACTCTCCCTTCTCGATAAGCTGCCATAATCTCATTGGATAAAGCATCATATCGGTCAGGATCTGTTTGCATAAGTTTAATAATATCGCTACGACGATATTTCTTTTTAGAAACAGGTTCGTTTGTACCATTACTGCCTACATCAGCAGCTTTCAATTGTTGATCTCTGTCAACTTTTGATGTTTCAGCTACTTTTTTCGTAATATTTTGTTTTTCATTCCAAGTTGAAAGTAATTCTTTAGCAGAATCGTAGTCAAACTGTGTTTCAGCTCGGGCAAATAACTCAGTACGCACTTTAGATGATTTAATCCATTCGGCAAATTCTGGATTTTCAACAGTTGTCTGTATATCTGGGAACTCAGACTGTAATTTAGCTAATGTTTCTGATCGTTTCATAGCTAAAGCAGCTTGTTGAGCTTCTTTAATTGCAGGATGACTGTCTATTGCTTTCTTTACAGCTGAATTAGGTTCTGTAAAAAAATCATCATCATTTACTTCTGTTTCTTTTGTGTCTGAATCTTTTGATGTTTGAGTTTTAATAAAATCATCCACCACTTTTCGGAGCTCTCCTACTTCACTTCCTTGACGTCCAATTAACTTTTCAGCTTCTTGGTGCATTAGGACAATATCTTTAAGAGATTTTCCTTTGTATTTCTCGGGTAGATCTTCTTCTGGTTTAGTTTCTTCCTTAGCTTCGACTTCGGGCTCTTCTGCAGGGGTTTCTTCTGCCTCTTTACCCATCTCGTCTAATGAAGAAGCCTCCACTTTCTCTTCTTCTAAAACTTCATCAATTAATTCTGCCATATTATTTTCTCCTGTGCTGTTAGCATTTTAGGAAAGAAGCTAAGAATATTTTTTCTTAGTCTCTTCTGCAAGTTTTTGATAATGCTTTTTATCCCATCTTCTTGCTGCATCTGGGAAGCTACCTGTAACACCCTCTAAATTAACCCTAGGTGCACTAACTATTTTGTCAGCATTAGAGTTACATTTTGGGCATGGGATAGTTTTTGTGTATTCAGTAAGTTCTTCAAATAAATAATTACATGATGAACAATGAAACTCAAACAACTTTCTCATCTTTTAACTCCTCGTAGGTTTGTTCTGAGACTTGTTGTAAGCTCAGAATCCATTGAAGAATATCTAATTGTCCTTTTCTTTTATGAAAATCCTCAAAATTTTCTACAGTGTTAATAGCATTATAGCTATCATAAATATTTTGAGCATCCTCAATAAAGTCTTTCCACCCTTTTGTAGACATGGTGGAAAATCTTTCTTCGTAATATTCTTGCAGTTTTTTATCCACTATTGCACCTTTCTAAACTTTGTGTTATAATAGTAGGTTTATATAATAATTATACCACAGATGTTCTACTTTGTCAAGTTCTTCATGTTCTTCTGCATCTGTAACTCAACAATCTCACGATTTTGATCCATATCAGCTTCTTTTAGCATTAATTCTGCTATTTTAGCTCTACGATCAAATTCGGCTTGAATCTTGTCATCTTCATTTGGAAGATTAGTAGAGATAGCCTGTAATATTTTTGCTCTAACCTCTTCAGGTTTAATTGAAGCCTCTGCAAGATCTTTTGTAGCCTCTGCTTTATTCATTTCAACTTCAGAAGCAGTCTTAGCAATATCCACTTGAGCTTTTTGCATTTGTAGTTGCATAACTTGAGCTTTAATTTGCTCTTCTTGTGGGTTAGGCTGATTCATTTGATCTAACATTTGTAATAACTGTTGTCTATTACCTAAGCTAGATGTTTCAACAACACCTCTTAGTAATACAGGTAATACAGGACTGGTTGGTCCTAAAGTTTTCATTAGATTAATGTACTGCATTTGTTCTACTTCACGAGCTAACATTCCTAGTGTAGATGATGGAACAAACTTCCAATCTTTAACTGGGAAATGTTCTGGATCAAACTGCATAAATCTCCATGCAGCTTTTTCAATGAATGGAATTAAGAACTGATCTTGAAAATTAACTAGAGTACGTTTGTTTCTTTTTAGTATTCCAGATAATGTGATAGATAATTCTCCCCCTGTTGGAACAGTTTGCATACCTGCTGTATCTAGTGTTCCTGTTGCTTGTAATAACATATTCTCAAATGCTTGTGCTGTTTGAATGTTACCTCCATCTGTTGCACCAAACTTAAATGGCATTAAGATTTCAGCAGGGTTACCATTAGTTAAAACAGATTTACCTGGCTTAACTTCAAACTTACTTCCTCTAGGTAGTCGTGTTGCATCCATACCCATCATAGGAACTGTAGTAAGAGCTAAAGAATCTAAATGGCTACGCAACTGAGCATCAATAGCTTTTTGCATATTGTAGCCTTTTTCTGCAATACCTCTACCCCAGAATCTATTAGGTACAGTGTCATCTTGATAAGCTAAAATAGGACGATCTTTCATCATGTAAGGTGATCGTTCTGCTTTAAGAAGTTTGCTATCATTTCCGATAACAACAATAGCTTCTACTAAATTACCATACTCTTCCATGAGATCTGAAACTTCTTCAGTTTCAAATAAATCTTCTACATTGTCTCCTTCAGGAGCGTCAAGTAATTTTTCAGGGACAAGACCATAGTAACGAACAATTTTAACTTTGTCATCGTTGTACTCTGTATCAATCCAACTTGCTTCTAAATCTTTATCTGGTGCAGCATCATCATTGATGTCTACATTAAAGTAAACACCATTAGCAATGTTTTCTGCTACTTTGTGTGCAGAGACAAATTCTTCAATGGCTACACCCATAGCATCTTCAATTGAAGTTGCTGTTGGGTCAATAAGAAAATTTTGAGGAGAGACAGGTTTAAGGGTTACATTTACTTTTTCTTTTTCTTCTACACCTACAGCAACAGCTCCTACATCAGGAAGAGGTTGAGTAGCAGGGACAAGCTCTTTTGTTTTTTTAATAACAATTTCACCAATACCTGTACCATAAATTGAAGCTAAAAGAACGACATCACCTACAGCTTTTCTTACTTTATTTTTTTTGAAGCACTCTTTCATGTAGTTCTTCATATACTCAATATCGCCTTTGTCTTGGTCCATCATGTCATCTTCAATATCGAATAGATGATTACCTTGTCCAAAAACTGCTTCTTCAATCTCTGCTGTATGGTTTTCTATGGCTTGTTGTAAAGCAGGAGAAGTGATTCGGCTTCTTTCAGAGTCTCTTAGTCTGTCTTCAGCTGCCCACTCACCTCGCCAAAGTCTTTCATACTCTTTCCAATCTGGTAAATAATTTGTATCTCTATGGTCTCTCCAATCTTGAAGAGTGCCATTTAACCAACTTACTAACTTATCTTGTGCCATAGTTTTCCCTTTTAATAACCTGATACCATATCAATTACTTCAAATTCTTCTTCCTCATAGTCTTGGAAGTAATCAACAACTTGAATTTGATCTATATAAGCCAAAGCATCCACTAAGTCGTCATGTAATTGACTATTAGGAAAGTTGACCAACTGATCTATAAATTCATTGTTCCATTCTCCAAAGTTTAGTTTGACTTTACGATGTTCAAATCTACCTTGAAGAGCCCAAACAATTCTGTCTGTTTTCTTTTGATTGCCATGAGTGCAATCATCAATTCTAAAATAAAAATTATTCTTACGCATTAAATCCATCATGTAGGGAAGCACTGCGTTTTTTAAACTTCCTTTTTCAATTCCCACACTAATGGGTTCATACTTCATTACTGCTCGAATAATTTGATTACAAGTTTCTTTAATATCCCATCGACCATGTAAGATGTCGGCTACCCACCATCCATTATCATTTACTTTTACAACAGCAATGGCTGTTTCATCTAATCGTTTATTCTTACTTGTTGCTTCTTTATCAACATTAATAAAACCTGCTAAGTCTACTGCAATGAAATATCGCCCATCATCAGGCTCATTGTCATCTATCTCAATCCACTCTTCTTTAAAAATATCTCTACTTGCTGCTTCAAACGAAGCTAAGAACTCTTGCCTAAATGCAAAACTACTCATTGAGTTTTTAGCTGCATCTACTTCAGAAGCAGGTATTAATGGATTATCGTATGATGTATAATGAAATGAACTCCATTGGTCATCTCTTTTTGATTCAGCATATTTAAACAACTCGTAAAAATGGTTACGCCCTTTAGGTGTACCAATAAATAATGCTTTACCTTGTACATCAGCTAATGCAGGTCGTAAGATCTGCTCCCATACATTGGGTTTAATGTCAGCGTATTCGTCAATAACACAAAAGGCTAAACCAACTCCTCGAAGTGTGTCTGGTCTATCTGCACCTTTTAAATAAATCTTGCGATTGTTAACAAGAGTTAAGACTGAAGTGTTTTCGTGGGCTGACTGAATAACCTCATGCCCTAACTCTTTTAACAAACTCCAAAGAATATCTTTGGCTTGTTGATAAGTGGGTGCAACATAAAAAACATCTTTAGAAGTGCTTTTTAAAGCTTCAATCAAGAGCATCCATGCTGCTAACCTTGACTTACCAAATCGTCTACCTGCGGCTACAATTTTAAACCGAGTCGTGTCATTAAAAACTTCTAACTGCTTATCATGCAGTTTTACTTTTAAACTAGTCATCTACACCTAAATATTGTTTAGCTTTTTTAAATAATTCTAACTGACGAGGTGTGTAGTATTTATCTTCCCATTGATTAAAAATGTTTCCTCTGTAGAAACCTGGTAATCCTGATCTGTCTAACCATTCTTCAAATGTTCCTTTTTCTTTTTCACCTAATGAAACTTTGTCTCCACTTTCATTAATAAAGTAACCTCGTTTATAATCTTCGTATTGTCGTTTAAGAAAATCTTTTTGTTCTCCTGTTAACGACTTTTCTATTTCTTTATAACTTGCCATTAACACTGGATCAGTGTAAATGCCATAATGAGAGACATAGTCTCCAAGAACATCAATTGGTCTTGTCATTGGACTCCTTATATCAACTCCAAACTTGTCTATAGGAAATTGCTCAGGTCTAGGGTATTGTTCACTACCTACCTCTTGAGGTGGATAGAACTCTAGCATTCCTTGTTTTCTATCTGGATTGTATGCTACTCTTAAATTTTTATCTTGAAGATAAGGGTATTGCTGTTCTGATCTTCTTTTAAACTCTGAAGCTGTGTTAGGTATTAACGCATATGGAGTAAACTCATTAGCCATTAGTATTTATATTCCATCTGTACTTGATTTATGGGAAGAACTTTAGCTTTTTCTTTTTCAATCATTTCAGCAGCTATGCGATATACATCTT